TGGTGTCTGCCGATGCTACCAAAGTCAATCCTGGTACCAAGCTGGATTCCAGCTTTTACGCAGGCAACTGGATTCGTGCCATTGATCCCTACAATTGTTTCCACGATCCGCTGGTAGCTCCATGCGATCTGCACACGAATGGTGAATTCTTTGGTTGGAACGAAGTTATGACTCGCATCGCATTCAAGCGATTCGTGGGTCGACTTGACCAGCGGTTCACGACCAACATTCGTGAGTGCTACGAATCTGGCTACAACTCCATGGGATCTGGCGTAGGTGCCAGCAACTCAGCATTTGACTATTTCGTGCCCAGCATCAACCGCTACCTGAATCTGGATTCCATCCAGCGCGCAGGTGTGGTGAATTGGGCTGCCTGGGCAGGTCTGGAAAAGAGCGGCAACAATGACATCGACTACAAAGATCGGTACTTGGTAACTCCGTTCTATTGCCGTGCTTGCCCCTCAGATTTTGGTGGCCATGGCAACACTCCAGTTGTCTACAAGATGATTGCCGTCAACTGGCAGCACATTATTTACGCAGAGCGTTTGGATGTTGCGCACGACTACCTGCCAACTCTGATCATGCAGCCCAACGAGGATGGTCTTGGCTACCAGACTCCATCGAAGCTGGACAACGCGTCTCCCTACCAAGCAATGGCAACTTCTATGTGGGCAACCACTGCGGAGTCTCAGCGTCGCAAGGTGTACGATCGCCTGCTGTACAACGCACACTACATCGACAAGAAGAATATTGACCCAGCTGCGTCCGTATCTCGGATTCCGGTCAAGAATGCTGGCATGTTGAATTTCAATATCGCCAACGCCATCTACAAGATTCCTTATGATGATCCACAGCCTACGCTTGGTATCCAAGCCAGCCAAGTTGTGTCGCAGATGGCAGACGAAGCTGCAGGCCAGAACAAGGTGTCACGCGGTCAATTCCAGAAAGGGAACAAAACCACCACTGAGTTCGAAACTACTGTGGACAACAGCAATTCCCGGCAGCAGCTGGAAGCTGTCACCATCGAGCATCAGTTCATGACTCCTGTCAAGGAGATCATACGTGCGAATACGCTGCAGAACCAAGGCGTGGAAACTATCCTGAACCGGGAAAGTAACTCCGAAGTTCAGATTGATCCAATCCAGCTCCGGGAAACTATCCTGGAATTCACACTGACTGATGGTGTGTTGCCCGCTGACAAGATCTTGAATCCTCAGCTGATGCAAGCATTCCTGCAAGCTTCTCCTGCAATCCCAGGCTTGGCAACAGAGTTTGACCTGCTCGGTATGTTCTTGTACTGGTGCAAAGTCAAGGGTGCTCGCTGGACTAATGATTTCCGTCGCGATCCTGCGCAGCAGCAGCAAGCACTGAATACGATGCGTGCACAATCGCAAGCAACATCGGCAACTCCTACAGATAACACACAGAATGCAGCACAAGCTGCGCAGGCACAGGCAGCACAAGCCCAAGCTGTGCAAGCAGCACAACCGCAACAATAAGGTGGCACCATGCAATTCGATACAAGCAATACATTCCTCAGCTTTGAACTTACTGAGGATGAACAGCTGGCAGTTCTGGGGAATCCTCTCCTGCTGGCGTACCTGAAAACCAAGCAGACCGCGTATGCAACTGCGTTCCTGCAAGGGAATTTCGCAGGTGATGTGTCTGCTAGCATCGACCCTGTTACCGTAACCATGCGCACCATTGACCAGCAAGCTAAGTTTCAAATGCTTAGCGAGCTGATCAGTGAGTGTGAGCAAGCTGCAGTGCGCATGGATGAACTTCAAGCAGCAGCTCACGAAGAATCTTCCTCAGATTCGACTTCAACTCAACCTCTCGGTTTCTAAGGAGCCCAAATCATGGCCGGTTTCATGTCCAACGTTCGCAATGCTTTCACTGGTGCAGCTCAAGGTGGTCAACAGCAGAACCAGCAACAACAACAACCTCAGCACCCGCAAGCTTCCCAACAGCAGCAGCAACAGCGTCCGGTGAACAGCCAGATGCAGAATGGTTTCCCTCCTGGTGATCCCAACAATCCTGCTGGCAACGGCGGTCAGCAACAGCAGCAACAGCAAGTGAATCCGCTGGATGATTTGTCCAGCATCTGGACTGGTCCGCAAAGTGGCCAGCCACAGAAGGGTGGTCAACAACAGCAAGGTCAACAAGGTCAGCAACAGCAGGTGCCTGACTACAAAGGTTTCACGCAACCTTGGAACGGCGATGGTCTGCGCCAGCGCGTGACTTCAGTGGACTTCTTGCGTGGCGTGCCCCAAGAAACCATGCAGCGTTTGTCGTCTGGTGACATGACTGCTCTGCCTGACATCATCAACCATGCGGTGCGTGAATCCTACATCGCATCTGCGCAGACAACGCACGGCATGATTGATCGCGGTGTGCAGACTGGTATTGATCGTTTCGGTACTGGTCTCGATGACCGCTTCCGTGATTATGAAATCCGCAGGCAAAATCCTGCAAATGAGATCATGTCTCACCCAGCAGTGGCTCCGGTGTTCCAGATGTTGAAGTCGCAAGTTGCTCAGCAATTTCCGAACTACTCGCCGGAACAAGTCAGTGCTCAGGCGCAGAAATGGTTTGATTCCTTGCATGGCGCCATGTCTGGCAAACAGCAAGAAGCTTCCCAAAGCAATGCTCCCAAACAACAGGACTGGACCGCATCTTTCGCCGAAGAACTCGGCATGGGCCAGGACGACAAATTTGTCCCGCTTGGGTTTTAATCTTTGAAGGAGAGTTTTCATGGCTACCAATCTCATCGCGACGCAGTCGATCCCTCGTGGTCTGATGCGTCAATCTTTCGCAGCAACGATCTCGCGTCTGTTTCCGCAAGGTGGCGCACCGCTGTTCGGTTTGACCTCCTTGATTCCTGATGCCAACGTGCTCAGTTTCGAGCATGGCTACTGGACCAAGATCATGTCGTTCCCGAAACTGGTTGTGGCCAACGGCGCCGCAGCTACTGTTGCTGGCAACGTCGTGAAATATTTTGGTATGGTTACAGAAGCAGGGTTGTCCCTGACTCCGGAAGAAACACAGACCGAAACCGCGACCATCAAACTCGGTGTGAGCGGAATCACTGGTCTGGCAGGATCATAACTTGAGTTCAATCTTCGACTCCATCCCTAAGACAGAAGGTCGACCGAATCACAGTGTCGACATCGAGCGCTTCATCGGTGCACCTGGTTCATTTACATTCCGTGAACCGAAGGCCGCTGATCTGTTTCCTCGACCTGAAGTCCAGAAGGCGTTGAAGATTGGCTTTCCGGAGTTCCCGGACCAGATGCTCCAGATTCTGATGATCATGGCACGCTGTTATGTGATTCAGCCTGGAGACGGTGAAATCAATCCATCGCGTCGGTTTGCACAGCTCGCTCGAGACCGCTCGGACATTTACCTCTACGTGGTCGGAGAGTTTGCCAAAGCATTCCCGATTGACATCGAAGCAGCGGTGGACGAAGTCCCAAACGACTAGGCGGGGTGGCGCAGAAGATACTCTACTGTTCAGTAAGGCATCTGAAGCGCCATCCCAGCGAGACCGATTTGAGCCTGGACGAGTTCGCCGAAGTCGCATGGGCTGGCGAAGTCTGGGAAAATCAAATTGTTGAAATCGTCAAGGCCGTGATGTCGGTGCTGGCGAAAAGGACTATCTAATGGCGCTTGGCATCTTCGACATCGTTTTCAAAGTTACAGGCGCCGGCGATGCTGTTCAGGCACTTCGGAACATCAAGTCTGAAGCAAAGCAAACCGCCGATACATTCGACCAGACGAAACAATCCTCTGACGCACTCGGCAAGCAGTTTCAAGGTCTCCTCGCAGGAGCGGCCATCGCTGGTTTCGCAAAGTCTGCACTCGATGCAGCTGTAAACTACGACTCGCTCCAGCGTGCTCTCGCCACGACTGTCGGCTCTACATCTGAACTGACGGCTGAGATGGACCGACTTCGGAAGATTGCGCTCCTTCCAGGTATCAACCTCGAGCAGACGGTGAAGGGCTTCATTCGCCTGAGATCCGCAAAGTTTGACGCGAATACAGCCGAGAAGGCACTCGCAGGTGTGGCGAATGCTGTGGCTTCTGTTGGTGCATCTGCCGATACAGTCGAGCGTGTCATCACTGCAATGAGCCAGCTCGCCAACGGAACGCAAGTAAACCAGGAAGAACTGAACCAACTTCGCGAAGCATTGCCATCGTTTGGAAAAGCGATGGAGGCGGCATTCGGAACACAGAACGCCGAGCAGATTCGCAAAATGGGTATCAGTGGTGCAGATGCAGCCAAGCGTATCGCCGATGCGTTCAACGCTATGCCGAAGGCATCTGCCGGTCTACAGACGGCTGTCGACAACGTAGCAGACACATACAATCAGTTACAGGTCGCAGTCGGAAACGTCATGGCTTCGATGCTTGTCGCGTTTGGTCCGGCTGTTACATCTGCACTTGAAGGCACGACGAAACTGATTCAAGAAATGACCAAAGCAGGGACAGCGGCGAATGCCATGTTTAAAGCATTAATCGCCATTGGGCTCGCTGCTTTCATTGTCGATGTGTCTGTAAAGTTTGGAATGTTTGTCAAAGCGATATATGCAACGGTGACAGCGCTTCGTGCATTGACAATCGCAGAGATTGTCGCGAAGGCAGCTGCAAACCCAGCAGCAGCGGCGGCATCGATTGCGGGAATCATCGCGGCGACTGGTCTTACCATTGGCGCATTCGCCATCATGGACAAGATGTTCAAAACACCAGGTGTTCCACAAGTTCAAGCGACTGGGAACACGGCTGGTGCTCCACTCGCACCATTGCCACAAATGTCTGGCATCGGTAATGCAGCAGACACAGCTGCGAAGGCAGGCAAATCGACCGAAGGCAAGGGTGGAGGCGGTCTCATTGGAACGATGGTCGCCATCGCTGAATACGCCGCTAGAATGCAGGCCGCATTCGTCGACATGGCGAAGTCGATGGAAGGACACCTCTTTGAGATCGCGAAGAACACTGGCTCGACCAGGGACCTGCTCGATCTTCGGAAACAGACATTCGGAGGCGGTAGACTCGGCGCCATCGGTGTCACGGCTGCGGAGATACAGTCAGCTGGAAACAATGCCACCAATCAGGGTGGAGTCGGAATCATTCCACAGACGCTTATTCCTGCATCTACTGACCTTGAGCGTTCGATGCGGAAGATGATGATTCAGTATGGTCGACAGCAACTGGTCACCGAAATGAGGCGAATCTAATGGCGACAAACTGGCCACTCCTGGTCGAAGTCGACTGTCCTGAACCACGTCCAGACAAAGGACGTGTGTGTGTTGGTGCCGATGGAACTTCGTGGGACCGACAGTTCTCCACTGGATGGTTTGACAGTGTGACCATGACGGCCATGCCGGCGCCTCTACCTGTAACCGAAGGATGGTCAAGCAACTACAGCGGACTCTATGCGCGTGTGCCTAGGAGCGCGTACACGCTCACTACAGGTAGTGTATGGAAACAAATGGAGGTGAATGCCTCCGGCGATTATTACCTCACTGCAACGACACTCGGCACAGCAAATGCCGAATGGGTCCGAACGACTGCATCGTATGGTGTCAATCAGGGATGGTACATAAGCGCATACGTTCCGAACTGGGTCGATGCTTCGCCATTGCCCATCCTTCGCGTTCAGTGGGGCTACGGTGGAGCGTCCACTGTTGAGCTCGTATTCCGTGCGAATGGCTCCTGTATCGTTTACAAGGATGGAATCCAGAAGGGTGTCTACGACCAAAGCGACACCAACAAAACGCCAGGACGAAGCGTCACGAGCGCAAGTGCAGTAGGACAGCGCAACATTGCGCTGATGCTGATTCCGTTCAAGCGTCGCGAGCTGCTTGTCACGTCGACGTTCGGTGCAAACTTCAGCCACATGTTCGAGGATGTGCTTGACTCTCCTGGACAAACAATCGTGCCATCCGGTTCATTCGCATGGAAGGTTCCCTATGGTCGTCCGACTGTTCAAATCGCTCCAATCGCATTCGAGACCACAGGCGTGTTCTACTCAAAGCCTATCAAACTCCGGTACGCTCCTCCGACTGGTGCGACCTTCACTGGCACTGTCTGGTCTGATGTGGCTGGAACTTCAACGGGTAGCATCACAGAAACTGTCAGCGTCGTTACGTCAGCAGGTGGAACATACACGCCGAACGGCGTCATAGACACCATCAGACTGAAACTGGAAGTGACAACACCATCGCCATACACAAAGACGTCTGGTGTGGCTGCAGCCATGGCAACGTACACGCCAGCTGCGGCATCGACAGCGAATGAGCCAGTTGACATCACCGAGTACATCGATGACCTTACGCTGTCGGTGGATGAGACATCGAGGACGACGCTCCGCATGACCGCGAGACGTGGAGCACTCGAAACTGCTGGCGTCCAACAGCCGCAGATTACATCAGACCGTCCGATTCGTGTGGCGATCTCAAATAGTGCAACGCCTACACCGACATACATCGACATATTTCGAGGAACACTCGCGCCTCCGCAGATTCAGTATGAACAAGCGGACCTCTCGCTGAACTTCTCAAAACTGCAGTTTGAAGGACAGGACCGCTCACGTGACTTCGAGCTGTATATGTTCCAGGATGGAATCCTTTATGATGGATACACAGCTGAGGATGCCATCGGCGACATGATGACACTCGTCGGTTATCCTCCGGCGACATACCTTGAATATAACGATGTAACTGGAATCAATATCTCGCGAAGTCCTGACATTGCTAGAGGCTATTCATCTTTTGTTCCACAGCGTGGTGACAGTGTCGCATCGATGTTGAACAGACTGAAGACGGATTATGCAGCGACATTCATTACTGGATGGTCGCCGACTACGTCTGGTTACAAATACCAGTGGGCAAATCCATATGACCTGTCATTTGACAGTGTGATGACGTTGTACCAAAGCGTGGCTGCAGCAGCTGCTGCTGGTGTGTCTGGAGCATTGCAGGCGAAGCGCGTCGTCCGCAAGATGACTGCACACTATGAAACACCAGAATGTAATCAGATTACGGTCATAGGTCAGGACCCTCGAAATGGTGACCTTATCTATTCATATAATGCTGATGTTGGAAGTCAGACAGCAGGAACAGCACCAGCCGACCGACCTTACAACTGGCGTGGTCGACCAGTGCCATACATCCTCGCAGATCCAAGTATCACGAATGCTGATGTGGCATATCAAGCCAGACTCTCGCTCCAAGATCGGCTCGTAACAGGTCGCATCCTCATCGAATGGGAGAGTGACTTCTTGGTGCTATCGTCAAACAATCGACCTCTATGGGTCCGTGACATCGTGACGATTATGAATCCGGATGGCGTGACGGTTAAGGGTATATATAGAATCATCGCAATTCCGACCATCGAGTTCGTAGTCGAGAATGGGGCTGTGCAGTTCCGTAAAGCTGTATATCGTGGTCATTATCTGTTCGGAGAAGAGTAATGGCGTACCTCGACGGCACACGAAGTGCTACGGCACAATGCGATCTGTCTCTTAGTTACAACATCCTTGTGTATCCGAATGATCTGTTTCCTTTTGTAGCAGCAAAACTCGGTTATGTGGATGGAAGCATCGGCGGACCAGGTTCACATACAGGTGCATACAGTACATGGACCTGGTCATGGACGAGCACACCACACGCGCCAAACTGGCAATGGTTCATATACCTGACGATGACATCGAATGATGGTTATGGTCATTCGACGACTGTGGTCAAAACTGTCGCCAGTGGTACAGAGAGTTTCGCGACTGAATGGGTAGATGTTGCAGCAACACTAACAGGATCATGGTCGTGTACTGTTGGCACTGACAAACTATGGAATATAGCTGAAACATCATATTCAATCTCATCCGCACCAACTGTGTTTCCACCTTCTACGTCATACGAATGGTATGAACTTTCACGGTATGGCAGCACTCCTTCGTGCACTTTGACGATTGGTGGTACAGCGTGTACAGCAACTGGAGCCTATGCATCCGGAGCTCGTCACAGAATGCTGTACATTTTTGGCGCATCGTTCGCTGGTGTCTGCCAGGACGAGGCAACAGCATCGGCATCGATTACAAATTATCTGGTTAATGGTGTGACTCCATACGCTGCTTCACACACACACTCTTATCTGGGTCAATCAACCACAAACTGGTCAGTATCAATGACTGCCGGCACATTGGACAATATAACTGTAGACCTAACCAGTTATGCGAGGATTGCCGCCACATGTGCATTAAATGGTCGCATTCGCGCCTGGTCTACTTCCTATCCTGACAGTCTTACTTGTCGGATAACTGGATTCGATTATGAAACAACAGGATACAGAGATGTATCTGGTACCGGCTCGATCTCATCATCTGACACCTTTTATCAATATTCATCAGTCAGCGACATTGTCAAGAATAGTTCTAGTGATTCAAAAACCACTGCTCTTGATAGCGTTCCAATCAGCATCTCATGCGCCATCACTTCGGCATCACTTACAGCTGTAGGTGAAGCATCAAGCGAGACGCGGTGCATGTTCCGAGGATTCCGCTTCAATGGCTGGAAGGAGCGCAATCTTGCGGAGGCGGTCCATCTCAGCCGTCAGTTCGGATGTAGAACCGACAGTCGTGGCGAGAGCACGCTGCAGCGAGTCGTAGTTCACAGCTGCATCGAGTGCAGACTTTGCGAAGCCAGCGATGGCCGCTCCTGCGAGGAGACCTTGAAACTGTTTGCCGAGTGCGTCAGAGGATTGTTTCGTCTGGTCGAATGTATCGGCGGCCTGCTTCGCTTCAGACTTGATGTTCCGAAGTGCCTGAACAGCATCGCCGGCGCCTGTAACTTTGAAAACGATGTCGAAGATGCCGAGCGCCATTAGATAGTCCTTTTCGCCAGCACCGACATCACGGCCTTGACGATTTCAACAATTTGATTTTCCCAGACTTCGCCAGCCCATGCGACTTCGGCGAACTCGTCCAGGCTCAAATCGGTCTCGCTGGGATGGCGCTTCAGATGCCTCACTGAACAGTAGAGTATCTTCTGCGCCACCCCGCCTAGTCGTTTGGGACTTCGTCCACCGCTGCTTCGATGTCAATCGGGAATGCTTTGGCGAACTCTCCGACCACGTAGAGGTAAATGTCCGAGCGGTCTCGAGCGAGCTGTGCAAACCGACGCGATGGATTGATTTCACCGTCTCCTGGCTGAATCACATAGCATCGTGCCATGATCATCAGAATCTGGAGCATCTGGTCCGGGAACTCCGGGAAGCCAATCTTCAACGCCTTCTGGACTTCAGGTCGAGGAAACAAATCAGCGGCCTTCGGTTCACGGAATGTGAACGAACCAGGCGCACCGATGAAGCGCTCGATGTCGACACTGTGATTCGGTCGACCTTCTGTTTTAGGAATGGCGTCGAAGATTGAACTCATTATGATCCTGACAGACCAGTGATTCCGCTCACACCGAGTTTGATGGTCGCGGTCTCGGTCTGTGTCTCCTCTGGGGTTAGACTTAGTCCTGCCTCAGTAACCATGCCGAAGTACTTGACGACGTTACCGGCAACAGATGCAGCACCATCCAAGTCTACATCAATCTCACAACCGAATCCGACTTTGCTCTGGAAGAGAGGTCCAGTGGTGTTGTCGATGTACAGTTCGAGGTTCACTGTTCCGGTTTGTGTCGTCGGCAGGGATGCTTCGTAGACCGCGCACAATGCCGTGGCGTTAACCATGTTCTGTGAAACAGTCGAGGAGAACGACTTTGCGAGACATGTCACGCTGGTCGCGGTCGTTGTCGGAAGTGCAGTCGTGTCACCCGTGAGTGCAGCTGCGGTGAAAGTGATCGTCAGTGTGACGTCTTTTGCGAGTAGTGGACGAGCCATTGATAGTTACCTCTATGGAGTTATTGTGGCTGTGTACAGTTGCACTATGCCATTGTCGACGCGACCATCCTGGCTCACGTCTACCGATGAGCTCACGCTCGTTCGATTCAGGAAAAATGGAGGAGTGGTCGAATCGACTGTCTGCTTGTTTAGAAGCGTGTCGATACGGTCCACGATGCCCTTGATACGCGCCATCGAGACAGCGCCGGACTGTGTATCCCAGCACCACACCTGATGGCTTGATGTCGTCACGATACGGCCACCACACATCGACTGTTCGTCGGTCTGTCCACCATCAGTGTGACGCACCACGATGTATGGCACTTGTGGCTGTCGGAGGGATATCGGGTCCTTCTCAGGAGCGAGGTACAGATAGATTCCCTGCTGATAGTTCGGTGCGCGATTGTCCACCGCCAGCAGTCCCTGGAGCGTCGCATCTGCTGTGAGTGTGTCATAGATCCACTCGTCGACGACTAGACTCTCAACCATTGAAGTATCTCCTCACGACGCTCGTGAATGCCGCCCACGCCTTGTCGGATGCAGGAATCGCGAATGGTCTGTTCTTCACGAACTCGAGAATCTTCCCGTATGGAGCCGCGATGCTCACGATGTACTCGTAGTCATTGACACGACCGACAGTGATGGACGAACGCAACGCGCCTGTGAGGACCGCTGGTGCTTGTCCTGGCGCGGATGCCTGATGCGTCCTGTTCTTCCCGATCTTGTAAACACGACCAGACTTCTGCCCGGTCATGCTGGCAATCATCAGACGCATGGCCTTCGCCGCCGTCTCCTGAAGCCAGATAGACAGCACACGAAAACGATGCTCAGCATCGTCGAAGCCAGACAGGTCGACCTTGACTGTCACGGAGCGAGGACCTCGATGAGCAGTGGACCGAAGCGTCGCACCGTGGTCGATACCGTGAGTGTCAATGTCAAGCGAACTACAGCTGCTGTCGGGTAGGCGTTCGGATTCAACACCGTCACGATTCCCTGTGTCGCCATTGACTTCGTAAGCGTCACGGAACCAGACACGAAGGAATATGCCACGCCTGTTGCAGCGTTCGTGTACGTGGCGCTGAGCGTGCCTGTCGTGATGTCAATCGGTGAACCATTCTCGTCGACGAGTCTGACCACGTATGTGTGCCAGTCTCCAGTCCAGGCCGCGATCTGCGTGACCTGTTCCGGGTCTTCGGTGATCTGTAAAATGTTCACACTCATACTGGCCTCACGTAAAGTTTCAATGGTCCGAATACCTGCGTGTCGCTTGCGCCTGTTGTCCTGGTCACAGTCACAGTGTACGTGCCTGACGTGTTGGTCACTGTAGTCGTAAGACCGAAGGACAGGCGCCCATTGTCGGCATACGTCGCAGTGCCATTGTAGGTCGCCACAAGTGTTCCACCGCTGTTGTATACCTTCGCCGATACTGTTGCACCAGTGATGTCGATACCAGTGCCGTTGGCGTCCGTTACCTGGACATCGATGGACGTCGCTGTGCCGACATTAACATCGAGCGGCTGGTCTGCTCCAAGGCCATCAGCCAGGAGTTGATAAGGCCCGATGTGTACGCTCGTTGCAGCTGACACTGGCGTCAACAGATCTGCGGAGATGTAGTCTGTGCCATTGTGAAGGAGAGCGCCCTTCAGCTCCGTGGCGGCGTCCGTATCGTTTGCAATCGCGTGAACGTCAGCATCCACTCGGCTGATGCCACCAGACTGATGCAATGTGACCAGACCTTCCTTCGACGGAGCATCTGCACGAAGCAAGTTATATCCAAACGTTCCATGTATCTGATGATCGTCTGTTAAAGCATCAAGCACAGCAGCTGCTGTCTGCGCTGATGTCAAGCCACCACTGCTCAGTTTGACCGTCATCACCGCACCGTTAGTACCAGAAGCACCACGTACAACAATCGTGACATCGTCAGCACCAGCCGCCAAAGCAGCATCAGGAAGGTCTAAGCGATACACGCCCGGCATGTTGGTTGCGTCTACCTCGGCAAAGCCACCAGCAGTCCACGCCTGAGCGATGGTACGGGCTACTAGAGGGATAGATACGCTTGCAGTGCGTGTGCGGTTGTATCGGGCTGTAAGACCGCTTGTGGAGGCTGTGAGACCTGTAGCACCTAAGAACAGCTCGATGCTTTGTGATGTGGAGGCTGGAGCGATGGTGATGGTAGAGGCGTTACGTTCTACTCCACCGTTGTATTGAATGTTTGTCGGGTTGCTTGTAATAACCCGGTAAGTGCCAGACCCTGCATCTGGGCTTGTACCTGTCCACGTTACACCGTAAAGGTCGGTTGTAGGTGCACCTGTAGCGTTACCAAATGATTTATTTGGACTGTCTACATAACTTGTCCCGGGTTGTAAATTGTTCAGCCCAAACAACAGGCTTTCAAATGTATCAACACCAAAGACACCAGTACTTGAACTAGTAACCGACGCAGGTATGTTTGTTACAGTAGTTCCACAACCTATAAATCGATTATATGTCTGAATACCACTTACACTCGATGTTCCTGTGATACCAGTTGTACATCGTTTGAATAAACAGTTTTTGACTGTAATAAATGCATTAGCAGAACCAGTGAACTGATATACGCCCATAATGCCGCCAACAAATGTACAGTTGTATATGGCTGCTGTCGCTCCGTGAGGTAATAACCCGTACTGACAACTGTCAAAATAACAATTTTTAATGGTTGTTGTGTCTGCTAATTGTGATGCTCCATTTAGGTAAATGCCATACGCACTAGTTGGCCCGAAATAGCACTGGTCAAATGTTGCATCGATTGCAGTTGATGCCGATGCTGTTAAACGCACTTGTGCCCCATCGCT